TCTCATAATAGCGGGGATCGTCGTCGCGCTTGTTGCTCACGATCACCATAAGAGAGGCAACGCCGGAAGGGCTTATGCCTACCGGCTTAAAGTCTGTGATCCGTGACTTAAAAAAGCGCATAGTCTCGGGGGTAAAAAAGTATCCTTGCGCCTTGCTTGCTATCTGGCTTTCGTGCCATACCTCGCCGGGGCGGGTTGGGTAATTCCGGCAGCCGTTGCAGCTGCAAGGGAAAGAGAGTTTAGCGGTTTCGTTTTGTGTGGTAGTCATTTGATTATTCTCCCTTATTTAGTGCGACGATACCGGCGAGCAAGCTCACCGATAGTAATGAGATTAGAGCAAAAGCTATTGTGCTTTCATAGGTAATACTTACACCGGAAAAGATAGAGAAAAGAAAAGCCGGTGTAAGTATTGCGAGAGCTGCGGTAATTGTTTTCATTTATTTATCTTTCTTGCTATTGGTAGCCGGTGGTGGCTACAGGTACAAAAGTACACGACTATTCCCCATAGTGCAACACCATTTAGAAAGTTTTTTTTAGGGCGTGTCGCAGCTCGTAACAAGGTGGACAATTAGCCGGTGTTATGTCTAAGGGTTGGGCAGCTGCAAGGGGTAGCGATTAGGTAGGCAGATCGCCGGGGATAGCTGCGGGGTTAGAGCTGCAAGGTGTAGCCGGTTGGGATCGGTAGCCGGTTGAGGTTGATCCGGTTGGGTTGGTTGGTAGGTAGCTGCTCACCGGTTGAGGCGGTTGGGTTGGTGATTGGTCGGTTATTGAATGGTTATAGGTCGGATGTTAAATAGTGCCGAGGGTGTAGACAGCCCAACAGTTATCCACAACCTTATCCACAGGTCTGACCAGTTATCCACAGGGCAGGGGGTGGGGGTCTGCTCCGCCAGCACGGCACACCTACCCCCCGTTGTTGAATTTGTATAGGGGTAGTACTGTGTACCGTACCAAAATATTTCGACTAAAGTGAGATCCCAATATAGCTCTGACCTGCGGTTTTACTGTATGTGACTAACGTCACATTGCAAAAACGGGAAATGCGTTAAATTTCCTGCCTTATATACAGTAGGGGCGGTAATTGAGATAGCCCCGTCCAGCTCGCTACGGTTACCCTTCGCGAGTCCCCTAGGACGAGCGCTGACTTACCCCTCACTTCGCTGTGGCTCGTTCGGGCGCTAAGCCCGACACTAGCGGTGCTTTTAATTGGGATAGTTCTATTAACTTGACAGCTAATCGAATATTCGCTCCGCAGCTAACAAATCGATCTCGGCCCGTCCCCCATAACATTTAGGAGATTACGTGGCTGAAAACTCAGCAGATATTGCCAAGCGTATTATCCTTGGCTGCGTTGCAGAAGGTATGACCATCGAGGCAGCTACGGCTTCAGCTGGCAAATCCATCAAGACTTATGAGTACTACCGTCGCACAGATAAGATCTTTGCAGACAAGATTGACCGAACACGGCTAGGTCTGAAGGATAAGCAGTTTGCAGGTGGCGATGTCCACGACATCGACTTCCAAGAGTTCCGCAAGCGCTTCCTGCACAGCCATACCTTTCCACACCAGATGAACATCGTAGATGTGATTGAAGGACGTGAGCCTTCTTGGCTACATCCGGCGATGAAGTTTGAAAAGGGTCTGGCTAATAACCGTATCCTTGTCAACATCCCGCCCAACCACGCCAAGTCGATTACAATTACAGTCGACTATGTTACCTGGCAGGTAGCACGTAATCCTAACTTTAGAGTCTTGATTGTATCCCAGACCCAGCGTCTGGCAGCTGACTTTCTCTACGCCATTAAGCAACGCCTTACACATCCTATGTATGAAGACTTACAAAGTGCGTACGCTGCTGGCGTAGGGTTTAACTCTAAGACAGCCTCTTGGCAGGCTACCCGTGTTACCTTCGGTGATGAGCTACGTGAGTCCAGCGAAAAGGACCCAAACATCGAAGCCGTCGGTATCGGCGGTCAGATCTACGGTAAGCGTGCAGATATGATTATCGTAGACGATGCGGTAACTCTATCGAACGCCAATGACTTCGAGCGTCAGATCAAGTGGTTAACCCAAGACGTACGATCCCGCTTGAACCCAACAGGTAAGCTGATTATTATTGGAACTCGTGTAGCAAGTGTTGACTTGTACCGCGAGCTTCGCCAAGAGGATAGATACCCAGGTGGCTTAGTCCCTTGGACCTATCTTGCAATGCCAGCCCTGCTTGAGACAGATGAAGACCCTGACAAGTGGGTCACTCTCTGGCCTAAGTCAGATGCTCCATTTGATGGACAAGAAGAAGCTGACAAAGATGAAGACGGCCTATACCCACGCTGGTCAGGTCGTAACCTTTACAACGAACGCCAAGCGATGGATACGCAGACTTGGGCGCTGGTCTACCAGCAGCAAGATGTATCTGAAAACTCAGCTTTTGATCCGGTCTGTGTACGCGGCTCCATTGATGGAATGCGTAAGGCCGGTCCTCTAGTTGCAGGTAACCCAGGCCATCCTAGAGATCTAGGTGGCTACTCAATTATCTGTGGACTAGATCCAGCGATGATTGGTGACACTGCAGCTATCTGTTATGCAGTAGATCGCAATACCAACAAAAGGTACATAGTAGATGCTATTAAAATTAGTAGACCGTCTCCTGCCGATATTCGTGACCTTATATTTAATTGGACTTCCCTATACGGCCCGTCTGAGTGGATTGTTGAACGTAATGCGTTCCAGTCTTTCCTCACACAAGATGAAGGAATCAGACAACACTTGGCATCACGCGGAGTGTTACTGCGGGAACACCATACAGGCAACAACAAGTGGGATGCAGGCTTTGGTGTTGCGTCAATGTCAACTCTGTTCGGCACCAAGCAACACGACGGCAAGCACCACAGAGACAACCTTATTCACCTACCTAGTGACCAAACTGAAAACGTCAAGGCGTTAATCGAACAGTTAATTACTTGGACTCCTACTACTAAGGGCAAGACTGACTTAGTAATGGCGCTATGGTTCTGCGAGATCCGAGCGCGTGAGATGCTCAACTACGGGCAATATAACTCACACCACCTTAAGAATCCGTTTCTTACATCGGCTGAGAAACGTAAGCGCGTCGTTGTCAACATAGATCAACTACTCGCCGATCAACATAAAACGTTCATCTAATAAGGAGACAACAAATGGCATCTAAAAGTGCGGATAGTGCAAGAATTGCTGCTATTAAAAAGGCAGAAGCAAAGATAACTGCAAGCAAGAAAAAAATTGGCAGTGGACGCGGTGCAGCAACGCCTGCAGACTACAAGCGTTTAGCAGAATCAAACCCACGAATTGCTGCAAGAATTAAAGCAGAAGCAAAGATAACTGCAGATATGAATAAAAAGAAAGCAGCAAAGAAAGCAGCAGCTGCAAAGCCAGCAGCAAAGCCAAAGACAACTGCTCCAAAAGTACGTGGTGGTAGCGGTATCCGTGGTCCACTTGGTGGATTCGGTGCTGGCAGCAGTGGTAATCCATTTGGAAAAATGGACTAATAGCAAATATGAAAAAGTTAGCACCTAAAAAGTTAGTTACACCACGCACACCTGCAAAGGGTGTCAAGGTTCCAATGCCAAAACTTGAAGGCGCTAAGCCTGGCACAAGAACTCTAATGTCTAAGACAACAACCAAGGCTCCTGCTAAGACAACACCAAAGCCAAAGGTTACAAAGAAGCCAGAGAAGATGACTCCGCAAGATGCTGCAATGAAAAAGATCCTCGAAGGAAAGTACGGTAAAATCTATGGCTAAGACAACTAAAAAGGCAGCGCTAGCAGGTATGTCATCAGTGGCACCTGCTATGAAAAAGACTACAACTAGCGGTTCAAAGAATTCAGGTGCTGGTCTTGTAAGCATTACATCTGGCGGTAGCAAGACTGCTAAAGCTAAGGCTGAATACGAAAAGGCTAAAAGAGGTGGAGCAGCAAAGACTGCTGCAAAACTTACTAAGCCAGTAAAGGTTGGTTCAGAGCCTGCGTATTACTTCTTACAAGATGGAGCACGTACACCTAGTAGAGCTAGAAAAGATATTTATGAATCTTCTGGAGCAGGATCAAAGAAGGTAGTAAAGCAAAATATTCTTAACGACAAGTCAAAGACTGCTACTCGTGCCAAGATTGCAGAAATGAATACTAAGAAGAAAGCCAGCAAGCCTAAGAGCACTGGTCCTTCTACTGCTTCAAAAATAAAAGATTTTTTCAAAGAAAAGCCAAAGTATACTTCAGAAGAAATTGTAGAAAATAAAAAGTTGCAAGCACAAATTGATGCTGCTGCTAAAAAGAAAAAGAAGTAAGGATTCCCAGTGCTAACACCAAAAGAAGTTAATGCTAAGTTAGGTCGACTGCAGACCAAATACGCTGCACGCGATCAACGTATGCGTGATGTGCTTTCGGTTCGTCAAGGAGATCTATCGAAGGTCTATCCTTCGATGTTCTCCGATGAATACCCAAAGCCACTCGTTGCTAACTTCATTGATGTTGCAGCACGTGACTTAGCAGAGGCGATGGCACCACTGCCATCATTTAACTGCCAAGCCACAAATATGGTTTCAGATACAGCACGTAAGATGGCAGATATGCGTACACGCATTGCAAACTTCTACGTTTCAGTTGCAGAGATGCAACTACAAATGTATCAAGGTGCAGACTGGTACAACACCTACGGAATGATGGTAGGTATGGTGGAGATGGATTACGACTCCAACAACCCACGTATGCGCCTACTTAACCCTTGGGGTTGCTACCCAGAGGTAGACCGTTTTGGTCGCGTAGTTTCTATGACTCAGGTTCTTAATACTGATGCTGAAACATTAGTTGCTAAGTACCCAGAGTTTGCTGATGCAATCTTGAAGAAGAATAACTACCAAGTAGGTAGCCCATCTATTACGATGGTGCGCTACCACGATGCTGAGCAGGACTTGATTTACCTGCCAGAGCGTCAAAACTTGACACTTGTACGTACACCTAACCCAATCGGTAAGTGTTTAGTACGTGTAGCACAGCGTCCTTCTCTTGACGGCGAAGCACGTGGTCAGTATGACGATGTCTTGGCAGTCCAACTCGCTCGTGCTCGCTTTGCTATCTTGCAGATTCAGGCAGCAGAAAAGTCTATCCAAGCACCTATTGCTATCCCACAGGATGTGCAAGAGTTGGCTCTTGGTCCAGATTCTATTATGCGTTCATCTCAGCCACAGAACATCCGTCGTGTAGGCTTAGATCTACCACCAGGAGTCTTTACAGAGTCAGGAGTGCTAGAACGTGAACTACGGCTTGGCGCTCGTTACCCTGAAACCAGATCCGGAAATACCAGTGCAAGTGTTATTACTGGTCGTGGCGTTCAAGAGTTGCAAGCTGGTTTTGATACTCAAATCAAATCAGCACAATCACAATTTGCTCGAATGTTCGCTGATCTTATTGGACTCTGCTTTGAAGTAGACGAAAAACTATTCAGCAATGTACAAAAGACAATCCGTGGTTCTGAAGATGGAACACCGTATGTCTTGAAGTACACACCTGGTCGTGACATTAAGGGCGAGTATGGCGTAGATGTTCGCTACGGCATTATGTCTGGTATGGATCCATCACGTGCAATCATTGCATTGCTACAGATGCGTTCCGACAAGTTGGTTTCACGCGACTATGTTCGTCGTGAAATCCCAATGGACTTGAATGTCTCGCAGGAGGAACAACGTGTTGATATTGAAGAAATGCGTGATGCTCTTCGTGTCTCAGTGGCACAGTACGCACAAGCTATCCCAGCGCTTGCGGCGCAAGGACAAGACCCATCACTTATCGTCTCGCGTATTGCAGAGGTTATTAAGGGTCGTCAAAAGGGTATGGCGCTAGAGACAATCGTAGAAAAAGCATTTGCACCAGAACCACCACCACCTGCGCCAGAGATGGCGATGCCAGGTGGATCACAGCTTCCAGCAGCAGGTGCGGCCCCCGCTCCTGCCTCGCAGCAACCTCCACAAGAACAAGCTGGTCAGGCCCCTGCTGCTGGTCAAAAACCCGATATAGCACAACTACTCGCCGGTATTACCGGCGGTGCAGCGTAACCGAAGGAGGTGTAAATATGAACAAGGGATCACACGCTCCAGCTCCAGTACAACCAGTTAAGGTTGATACAAAGGCAGGATCAGTTAAAGGCGGTAAGGTTGACTTCGGTTATGCCGGAACAGCTCGCAAGGGTAAGAAGGCTTAATTACTGAAAGGTGTACAGGGTGTTGAACAATAACGATAGGATTCCGCGCCCTGTACGCCGGACAGACTTTTTAGTAATAGCTATTGGGTTCTTCTACAACCTAACACAATGCGTAGAAACACTTATGTCGGAAGTTTATGAACTTTCAATTTATCACGCCAATCAGAAAACCAAAGTCAATAAGGCTTGGGAAGATATGGCACAAGATTTAGAGACTTTAGAGGAGGACAAATGACAACTGCACCAATGAACCCAAAAGCAGGTGTATCAGGTCCAGGAAAGTACGCAGTACGTACAGACAAATTGTCTATGGGTTCTACAGGTTACGGTGAAGGCGTTGAGACAGCTGCAATTCAGTCTGGTGCTCCGCTTGCTAATACACCTGATGTAAACCCTGCACGTGCAGGTGACGTACGCGAGGCAGCTACACAAGCGCCAGTAACAGGATTGTTTGAACCAACACAGCGTCCTAATGAACCAATCACTGCAGGTGTTGCAATGGGTGCAGGTCCAGGACCAGAAGCATTAGTTATGCGTCAGCAAATGACAGAAAAGTATTCCGATACATTGGCAAAGTTATTGCCATACGATGAATCAGGTGAGATTACGATTCTGTATCAGAATATGCTTGCGCGAGGTATGTAGTGTCGGATAAGAATCTTAAGATTGCTGCATCCCAAGCAGGTCTAAGCGCAACAGATAAAGATAGAATCGACTCACTATCGAAGTCTTTAACTACTCATAAAAGTTTACTTGATATGCCAGCAGCTGAGGCTCGTATAAAGTTTCAGACTTTGCCAGCAGATCAACAACAAGGACTAGTACAGACCTTTGGCACGCAACCAGAAGAGAAGAAGCGTGGTTGGCTAGGTACTGCTTGGCACTACACAGGTGGTGCTGTAGTTGGCGCATTGACTGAGGTCTCTGACTTTATGTCTCGCGCTTATCGTGCAGGTGCTATTGCTAACGAGCAAATTCCATTAGGCGCTGCTGATTACTACTTACCTAAGAACTGGTCTATTCTTTCTGAGGCTTGGAAAAAGTCTAACGATAACGGCGAAGTTGTTTACAACGAGCCACGTATCAACAATGCCATCAAGAAGTATGGCAACAACTATGTCTCTGTAGCACAAAAGGTTTCTACAGGTATATCTCTTTCAGATCTAATTGCAAATGGAACTGAAGAAGAAAAGCAAATTGCATCTCTTGCTGCTAAGGGAGAAGACCCACTGTGGCAGGATGCTTACGACGCAGTCGTTGCATCTAAATACTCACCTGGTCGCCAACTTGCAAATGCAGTTCTACCTGGTTTTTTAGAAGGTACAGGTTTTCTATACAAGGGTATCTCAGGAACTGGAGATGCGGCTTACCGTATCTTTGCAGATCCAACCATTGTACTTGGTAAGGCTAAGAAGGCCTACGATGCTGCTAACTATGCAATCATTAAGATTGCTGGAGATCCAAAGAAGTTAGATGCAGCTTTCAACAACCCAAAGGTTGTCAACTTTTTTAACACATACGGTTCTGAATTAGATACTCTAGCCAAGGCACGCAAGGCAAAGAATCCAATCGCAGCAGAACAAGCATCATCTACTTTGCGTCGCATTGCCCCTGAGTTTGGTCCTGCTGCCATTGATGAGTTTATATCAGCTGGCGTTACTAACGCAGACACCGCAAAGACATACTTTCAAAACAGTATCGATATACAAGGAATTGTTAAAGGTCAAGCAGCTCGTGATACTCCACTTATTCCACGACTAACTGTAGGCCGTAAGGTACGTATTGCTGCCCTTACTACAGGCAACAAGGTGCTTAACATTGACAAGGTAGGACAGAAGCTAGTACAGGCTATGTACGGCACTGCTCCACAATTTGAAGATATTCTAACTGGTATTACCACTCGTTCCGAAGATATTGCAGCGCTTGAAAAAGGTGTTGGCCGTTTCAAGGGTCCAGATGGCGTAGTACGTTTTACTGAGAATCAGATCCAGGGACGTATTGACCGCTTTACACGTAAGTTTACAAAGGTACCTAATCCAACATCTAAGGTATTTGATGTAATGGGACCTAACGCAGTAGATGAAATTTATCGTACTGCACGTCTGACTAATTCTCGCTATCACAGCAGAATCCTTGCAGAAATTTTTGCAGCAGGTGACGAAGGTCAACGTATGCAGATTACTAAAGGTCTTTGGAACACAATCTTTACTACACGTGGTGTAAAGAAGGGTGATCCAGGAAAGTCCTTTATGGATGAGTTTGCAGGTAAAGGCTTGGAAAAGCGCTACGCTGCAGATTTAGTTGTTGATGGTAACCGCCTTGGTAACCCAGCAGAATTTAATGGAGAACAACTAGCGTTGTTCCCATACCAGTTGTCATCATCAATGGTTATCCCATCTGTTGTTGACTTAGATCGTCTTTCTGCCCGTCAAGGTGTAGTTTCAAAACTCGTTGGTGTTTCACACAATAAATGGGTAGATAAGATTACATCTGGCTGGTCATTCTTGACTCTTGCTGGTCCACGCTTTGCTATTCGTAACTTTCTTGAAGACGATATGTTCTACCTTGCACGTGGTCGCAATCCTTGGGATTTAGTAAAGGGTAAGATTTGGTCTACACGCGCACGAGTAGGCAAAGGTGCAAATGTTTTTGATGCAGACGGAAACGCAAAGACTGCTTTAGACAAACTTAAGGATACAGTTTTCCTTAACGTTGAATCTGGCGAAACAGGCGTAATCAATAAGTTTGTTCTTTCAGATGAACTTGAAGAGTTTGCTGTTAAAGTTAAGAATGCCACAAGCGAAGATGAAGTGCGTGCTGTTCTAGCAGAAGCATTCCTTCGTCGTAAGTTAGGCTACAAGCTAGATCCAGAATCTGCAGAAATTGTCGCAGATGTTGCCAAGTACGGTAACTTAGATGATCTTCTTTCAGAAATTAAAGAAGGTGCTAAGAATGGCGCACGTGGTGGCGGACGCTACCAGAACGTCTCAGATGACGTATCTCGTTTTGGTAAGATGGATGCAATTACTATTGATGGTAAAGCGTGGAAGCGCTCAATGGGTGATATCCCATTTACAAACTTTAGTCCTGTTGCCAACGAGCAATCAAGAGTTAGCTGGCTATTTCAAATTGGCGTAATGGCCAATGATGATCTAGGTCGCATTGCTGTTAAGTATCTTGATGATGAAGATATGGCAATCAGCGAAATGTTTAAGTACCTAAAGTCTTTACCACAACGCGAGAAAGATAGTTTTCAGTTGTACTTCAAGGGTGCAGATGAATACACACACGCACAGCGTGCATATCTTGCTGTTCATAATCTGTTTGCTATGGCAGATGGAAACCTTAATAAAGATTTATGGAGCAAGGTTGTTAAGACAGATGCTGATGGTTACGTACGCGTAACTGCTAAAGATCTGCGTCTTTCTGATTTGCCAAACGATCCTAAGATGGCTCCAACATTTATCTCAGGTCCAACACTTGTACCAGTATCTGAATCAGATAACTTTGCTGCTTCTATGTGGGACAAAGGCTGGGATGCAATGGGAGAAGCCAACGCACGTTGGAGTCGTGAACCTATTGTTTTCAACGAGTTGATACGTTTCCGTAAGCAGCTAGATGAATCAGGCTTTAGTCAGAAAGTTATTGACCAACTTACTGCAGGTAAGACTGATGAAGCCTATGAAAAGGCTTACAAGGCAGCAAAGCGCCACATTAACAACATTGCAGAAGACTTGGCTAAGGATAACGTCCTTGCTTATGTAGATAATCCTGCAGTACGTAGCCAACTTGCTATGGCTGGACGTAACTTTGCACGTTTCTATCGTGCAACTGAGGACTTTTATCGCCGCTTTTATCGTACAGTACGCTATAACCCAGAGGCAATCACTCGTGCATCACTAACATACGACGGAATTGCACACTCAGGCTTTGTACAAAGAGACGATACCGGCGAAGATTACTTCTTCTACCCAGGAACTACAGCAATGTACCAAGCAGTCGGTACTGCAATGCGTTTATTTGGACAAGAAGAGGGCATCAAGGCCCCAATGCCTATTGAATTCAGTGCTAAGTTAAAGATGATTACACCATCTACTAACCCAGACTCACTGTTTCCTACATTTGCAGGTCCTTTATCTGCGATATCACTCAAAGCGGTATTCGCTCTAGTGCCAGCTTTGGATAAGTTTGAGAAAGCCTTGCTTGGTCAGTACTCAGAAGACCAACCAATGATTAACGCAATCTTTCCAGCGCACATAAATCGCCTATTATCTGTAATGGACCGTGATGAACGAGTAAGCCAATACGCATCATCCTTCCGTAAGGGTGCTGCTTACCTAGAGGCTACAGGTCACGGGCTAACACCTAAGATTGATCCAGTAACTGGTCAGGAAATTCCACTAACCGTAGGTGAGTTGGAAGATTACAAGGATAAGTTATCTGCATCTACAGTCACAGCACTGTTCCTACGTTTTGCTCTTGGTTTTGTTGTACCAGCATCACCACAAACAACCCTTAAGAGCGATATGGCTAAGTGGGTACGTGAAAATGGTGAGACTAATTTTAAGCAAACCTTTAACAACCTAGTTGAAAAGACCGGTAGTTATGACAAGGCTATGGGTGAATGGATCCGTCTATTCCCAAAGGAATTGCCATACACAGTATCTGAGTCTGATAGCACAGTTGTAGCAATCCTTAGTGCTAACAAGAAGGCTAATGATTGGGTTACAGAAAACAAGGAACTCATCAAGAGATACCCAGAAGGTGCCGGATTCTTCATTCCGAAGGAAGGCGAATTCGACTTTGATGCCTACAAGTTGCTATCAAAGATGGGACTTAAGCAGTCTAAGTTGGTAGATGATTACTTGCGTGAGGTAAGTACAGCACGCGATGAGGCTTTCTACTACTCACAACAAGACCTTTACGAAGAAGAACTTGCTGTTACATATAGCGACTTTGCCAAGCGTAACCTTAAGACACAGTGGGAAACCTGGGCTAAGGAGTACAAGAAGGCACGTCCTAACCTGCAAGAAGAGATGGGTAAGGGTGCTGAGAACGCAATCAAGCGTACACAAGCACTAACTGATTTAACAACTATGTTGTCAGATCCATCTGTCAAGGTAGATCCAGCGGTAAGAGGGCCAATCGAAGGTATGTTAAACACATACAATGCTTACGTCAACGCACGTGATGCAGTATTTGGCAATACAGAATCTGCTCAGAACTACAAGGATATACTTAAGCAACGTGCAAAAGTAGAGTTGCTTCGTTTATCAAAGCTAAACCGTAACGCAGAAGATGCGTACTTTGCTTTGTTCTCGAAACTAATTAGAGACTAATAGGAGACCAACAGTGGTAGCAAAATCACCAGATGAGGCACGTCAATCAGTTGTGCAAACTTGGAAAACTTCAGGTCTTCCTACTAGCGGCGGAGTTGTATCTAACACAACTGCAAGCAATGGCAATGTGGGTTTCAAAGGTGGCCAAACTGGCTTAATGGTAACGACAGATCCTTATGCAGTTGAAGCTCTTAATATGGACCCAAAAGAACGCCTTGCTTTATCTAAGTTACTTGTTGGTGCAAAATATCTCAAGAAGCCTACAAGCAAATACAATAAGACTTTAGCAGATGCGCTCATCAAAGCATCTCAAGATTTTGCTGTAGAAGCAACTCGTACTAATCGTCCAACGCTTACTATCCGTGACTTCTTGGCTGAGAACTATCAGGCTGGAACTGGAGACGGTACACCTACGCTGCCTAGCCGTAGCATCTATCAGTATACAGAGGCAGATCGCATCAAAATGATTGATGATGTATCTCAGACTCTACGTGGTCAAGGTGTGACAGAAGCTGACAAGTCAGCAAAGTGGTACAAGGATCTTAAGAAGTCTATCGACAATATGATTTCAACAGGTACTTTATCTACAACCAAGAAGGTTAAGAACCCTAAGACTGGCGTATTGGAAACTCAGACTGTCAGCACACCAGGTTTCTCACAAGAGCAAGTTGCTACTGTTGCAGAGAAGGCTATCCGTAAGGCAGCGCCTGAAGATGTAGCACGCAAAGAGCGCGTTGACTTTACAAGTTGGATGTTCAGCGCATTGGGAGGCAAGTAATGGCTGACGAATCCACCAAGTTATCTGGCGCAAAAGCGTCTACTGATGCAGCAGGATTAAAAGTATACACAATTAACATTAACGGAAAACCTACACAGTTCAAGTGGGATCCAATTAAAAAGTTACTACTTGCAGCAGATGGTTCTTTGTACACAGGAACCGTCCCTTGGAGTGACCAAACTACTGTTTACAAAAACGGTCAAGAAGTTTCAAGCACAGCTGCTCCTAAGCCAGCAACTTCACGTCCTGATAAAGACATCAGTAATGAAGAAGCGGCAAAGATAACAGCAGGCGTTGAGGCTACGACTAAGGCTGCATCAGATGCTGAAATCGCAGCAGGCATTAAGGCTGCAACTAACCTAGGTATTGGCGAAGCGTTACTTAACGATCCTATCTACGGAGCAGAACTTAAGAAAGTATTTGACCTTTACAAGACTAATAAGACTGCAGCTATTGATGCGTTATTTAAGACTAAGTTTGCTAAGTTAGATTCAGACGCACGTAGCCGCTATGTTACCAAGTTAGAGAACAGCGACCTCTACAAAGAGGGTGTCAAGAGCTGGCTTATCGGTATCAAGAAGCGCCTTAAGCAACAGGGTTCTGCTCTGTCAGACCAGCAACTTGAAGATTACTACATCAAGGGTATTGATGAAGAGACGATTCTTGATGAGGCTTTATCTGGCGGTAAGTTTGAAGCAGGCAAGACCGGTGGTTCACAGGCTGAGTACTACAACTCCCTACTAAGAACTGCTACAGCAAACGGTATCTCGACATCACTGTTGCCAAAGGTCCTTGGCTTTGACACGATAGATGAAGTAGTTAAACAACTACAGACTGGCGCATCTTTAGAAGACTACACACAAAAGATTCGTAACTACGCAAAGACTGCGCTGCCAGACTGGGCAAAGAAGTTAGTAGATCAAGGTCAGGATCTAACTGACATTATCAATCCCTATCGCGCAACTATTGCAGACGAACTAGAACTTCCTTACAACTCTATTGATGTAACAGATTCAACCATTCAGAATGCTTTGTCAGCCAATATGAGTCTTGCTGATTTGCGTAAGCAACTTCGTCAAGATACTCGTTGGCAGTACACAGATAAGGCAAGAGAATCAGTTTCTACTGCAGCACTTAAAGTCCTCAAGGACTTTGGATTCCAGGGGTAAAAGATGGCAAGATTTAATCCAGACTTAATGCAATTAGATGATGGTGCCACAGGCGCACCACGCGTTGCTGGTCCACGCAGTGCTCCAGTTTCAGATGCAGAATATGCAAGAATAATTGAAGAAGAAAACAAAAAGTACAATCCTTCTACTGGTATTCCATTAAGTGAACCTGAAGGTCAAGTACCAACAGGCTTTACACCAGGACCATTTCCTAAAGAATTAGAAAAGCTTTTTGGTTCATCTGAAGGTGTACTTGGTTATCGAATCGAAACACTTACAGATCAAAAAGGAAGAACGTATAACCAATTATCTGTAGCAACCGGTCCTAATTCATCTAAAACTTTTGGTGCAAGTTTCACCCAAGATGTTAATGGCGGATATTCTATTTTTTCACCTGACACTGGTGGGAAAACAGGGGACGGTGCCAACACTGGTCTAAAAACAGAAGCACAACTTGCAGCAGAGGCTGCAAACGCAGCAGGTAAAGCAGAGCGTCAATCTGCGTATGACTTGTTATTCTCTCAGTTTAAGCAATACGGATTAGAAACATTAGTTACACCATTAAAAGATTTAATTATCAGTGGTGCATCACCTGCAGAATTTACAATTAAATTACGCGATACAGATGCCTACAAGAAGCGTTTTGCTGCTAACCAAGCACGCATCCAAAAGGGTCTTGCTGCTATCTCAGAAGCTGAGTACCTAGGTCTTGAGGACCAGTACCAGAACATTATGCGTAACTATGGACTGCCAGCAAACTACTACACACGTGGTGATATGGGTCGTCAAGAAGGTTTCGAGAAGTTCATCGCTAACGATGTATCTGCAGCAGAACTAGAAGACCGCGTTATGACAGCACAGAACCGTGTACTTAATGCTAACCCAGAGGTCATTGCATCTTTGCGTCAGTTCTACCCAGACATTAGCAACGGTGACATCTTGGCTTATACGCTAGATCCTGAAAAGGGACTTAGCGAAATCAAGCGTAAGGTAACTGCAGCTGAAATTGGTGGCGGTGCATTGCAAGCTGGACTAAATATCACCGGCACTCGCGCTGAGGAACTAGGTGCTGCAGGTATTACTAAGCAGCAAGCACAGCAAGGTTTCCAGACAGTTGCAGATGTCGCACCTCGCGGTGGACAACTAGCAGCAATCTATGGTGAATCACCATATACACAGCAAACAGCAGAGCAAGAAATCTTTGGTCTTGCTGGTTCAACAGAGGCTGCAAAGCAGCGTAAGAAACTTGTAGGACTAGAGCAAGCATCATTCTCTGGTCGAACAGGTACAGCACAAGGTGCTCTCGGTAGAGAGCGTGCTGGCAACCTCTAAATAAAAAGCCTGCCAACGGGACGACTGGTCCGTTGGAGCGATAACAAAACCAGTAGCAGGAGCCACGTTAGATTCCCCAGTTTATCGTGAGGCCTGCGTAATCAAACCAATGATAGGGAGAAGGACTATGTCCAATTACGACTACGAGGATGATGACGATTTCGATATGGATTCGTCAAGTAATGACCTTGTAAAACAACTACGCAAAGCAGCTAAGCAAAAGGACAAAGAACTGGCAGAACTTCGTTCGCAGTTTGATGGACTCAGCAAGGCTCAACGTGAAAGATCAATCAAGGATGCCCTCGAACGTCGCGGGGTAAATCAGAAGATCGCTTCATTTATCCCACAGGACATTGACCCAACTGAGGAGTCTGTGTCTAAGTGGCTTGAGGACTATGCCGATGTATTCGGAATAGACCTTGGCCAAAACCAGAGTACGAATGTAGACCCAGCAGATATTGCTGCATACAAGAAGATGACAGGAACAGCAGATGCTGCTCAGTCACCTGAACGTGGCGCAGACGTGATGTCCCGCCTAATGAATGCAAATAGCAAAGAAGAACTGGACGACATCATTCGCCAATCTGGTCTTTAACCCAACCCATAATCGAAAGGTAAAGCCAAATGGCAATTCCAGCAGGTAATTTAACTGGTACCTCCGATATCTCAGCACTCGTAAAGACAGCGTACGATCAATATGTTCGTATGGCTCTCCGTAGCATTCCAGTAATGCGTGCGATTGCAGATGTCAAGCCAGTACAGCAGGCTATGCCTGGTTCATCAGTTGTGTTCTCTATCTACTCAGATCTAGCTCAGGCTACATCTACACTGACAGAAACATCAGATGTATCAAGCATTGCTCTAGGTAACCCAAACCAGGTTACAGTAACATTGAACGAATACGGTTCAGCAGTTACAACAACAAAGAAGTTAAACCTAACTTCATTCAACGATGTAGATTCAGCACTTGCTGACATCATCGCTTACAACTCAGCAGACTCAATCGATGCTGTAGTTGCGTCAGTTCTAACAGGTGGCTCAAACGTCATCTACGCAGGAACTGCAACAACAACAAACACAATCACATCATCTATGACAATGGCTGTTGCTGATATCCGTGAGGCTGTAACACAGCTTCGCACAAACAAGGCTGTGCCACGTATCAATGATTTGTACGCAGCATACCTACACCCACGTCAGGCAGCTGACCTCCGTGCTGAATCAGGCACTGGCGGATTCCAGGCATTGACACAGTACGTAGACCGCACACCATTCGTGGCTGGTGCAGTAGGAGTAATCGAAGGTGCATTCGTAGTAGAGACACCTCGTGTGCCATTTGCTGCGAACTCAGGATCAGTTAACGTCTACAAGGCTGTTATCGCTGGTCGTGAAGCACTTGCAGAAGCACAGGGTCAGGACATCTCTACCGTTATCGGACCAGAGATCGATGCACTCCGTCGTTTCCGCACAATCGGTTGGTACTATATGGGCGGCTTTGCTCGCCTACGTGAAGCAGCTCTATATCGTATTGAGTCAGCTTCATCTATTAACTAAGTAATTGGTTGACTGCAGGGCTTGGGAAACCAAGCCTTGTGGTAAGCCCATTAAGGAGAGCAATGCCATACGAACTAAGAACACCTTGGGAAAATGAGACTTGGTGCGACAGCACCTATTTCAATATGTATGCACGCCTTGCAGGACGACCACTTCAAGGTGGTTCCTACACAGGTAGCATCCCGTCATATATGACAGATGTTGCACGCGGAGTGACATTGCTAGTTAATGGAACTGTTGTTACTGAAAGCAGAACTCCATACCAAGATGACTTGGCCAATGCCACAACCTATTACCTTGGCGGTCACGCGTATACGCTGACAGATGCTGAGGCACAGGTGCTTATTGACGCTGGTTACAGCGACTACTTAACACCGGTGGTCTAATGGCTAAGCACAGAGAAGATCACCCAGAAGATGTAGATGGTTGCTTTGGTTGCAAAGTACTAGGACTACAGATGAGTGCAGGCGTTGCTAAAAGCAACGGTGTGCCAACGGCTAAACAGCACGACAAAGAACTAGATTCTTACTACAGCGCAGTACGTCAAGGCATCGAACCTCGTTCGACAAAGCAACACGATATTGATGCGGCAGTAAGAATTAGTAATGAAGTAGGTAAAGCATTTGATGGTGTCAGTTTAACAGTTAAAAACTAGGGAGAATAAAATGAAAGATATGGAAGAGACATACTCTGTAGAAAACGGCAAAGAGTTTGAATATGTCAAGAGCGTTGATGAGGTAGAAGCCTACCCACTAGCAGACAAGCAGTTCCCATCTAACCGCAAGTATATGACTTACGAATCAATCTCGACAGGTGTCGGCGGTAAGAAGTAATGTGCGCCAAGTGTGGCTGCAAATGCAAGCCAGGTAAACCACAAAAGGGCTGCAAGTGCAGCTGTGCTACTTGCAAGAATGCGAGAAAGAAATGAAGAAGACTAAAGAAGCTAAGGTTATGGGCGAGTTCAAGCGCGGTACTTTGCATTCAGGATCTAAGAAGGGTCCAGTAGTTAAGTCTCGCAAGCAGGCTATTGCTATTGCATTATCTGAGGCAGGTAAGTCAAAGCCTAAGATGAAGGCCAAGAAGAAGTAATGGCAAAGACACCAGCCTGGCAACGCAAAGAAGGTAAAAACCCAGAAGGTGGTCTTAACGCTAAAGGACGTGCTAGTGCTAAAGCACAAGGCAGTAACCTAAAACCACCTGTATCTGCAAAGCAAGCAAAGAAGTCACCAAAGGCAGCAGCCCGACGCAAATCATTTTGCGCTCGTATGGGTGGAGCACCAGGTCCAATGAAAGATGAAAAGGGTAAGCCAACTCGTAAAGCGCTAGCGCTTAGAAAGTGGGATTGCTAATGAAAAAGAAAGCAGCATTCTGGGATACAAAAAATCCTAAACAAAAGTCAAGCAAATTAACGCCAGCGCAGAAAGCGTCAGCAAAGGCTAAGGCTAAGGCAGCAGGACGGCCTTATCCAAACCTAGTAGACAACGCAGCAGCAACTCGTAAAAAGAAGAAGTGAGGTAGATAGGTGCCAACAGGAAATCCAGGGTCAACCCTAGTAGCAGAACTCAACAGGCTCGCCAATGGCGGCACCTACCCACCAATTACAAGTTATGTAGATGAGGCAGCAGCAGCACGTGGTTGGGCTGCAGCACGTGGTGTTACCTTAAATCACACAGATACAGTAGGAGTCCTTAATGATATCGCGGGTATTCCAGATGGCTCGAATGATCGCCTTGATTACAACGGCGTATGTAATTACATCGCTGGTACTACTGGGCTTACTGCAAACGCAGCTCTCCAAGGACTCACATCTTGAGTGCGACATATAACTTAACGCTTGAACAAGCGACAACATTTAACTTTCAGTTCCAAATCAAGAACGATTCAACACCGTGGAACCTAACAGGCTACACAGGTACAATGACAGTTCGACCATTTACTGGTGCTACCAATACTACATTTCTAGCAACAACAGCCAATGGCTATCTTGTCTTTGATGCACTCGTAGGACGAGTAACAGTGACACTACCTGCAAGCATTACCAACGTAGCAGCTGGTCGTTATGTTTATGACCTAGTGCTGACATCAGGTGCAACAGTAACAAGAATTCTTGAAGGACAGTTTACAATTATTCCAGGGGTGACAGTATGAGCGAGACAGTAATTGTTATCGAATCCATTACCCCACAGGTATCAGTAACTTTTTCAGCAGACCAAGGACCGCAAGGCGGTCAAGGGGCCACAGGCCCAACTGGTCCTGCTGGACCAACAGGCCCACAAGGGGCCACTGGCGCAACAGGTGCGACAGGTGCAACCGGTAACACTGGAGCAACTGGCGCTACTGGTGCCACAGGAGCGACAGGAGCAACAGGTGCGACTGGAAATACTGGGCCTACTGGCCCCACTGGTGCCACTGGCAATACTGGGCCTATTGGTCCTACTGGTTCGACTGGAGCAACAGGTGCTACAGGAGGAACGGGAGCAACGGGCGACACAGGTCCTACTGGACCGACAGGTGCAACTGGACCGCAAGGACCCACTGGAGCCACGGGAAGCACAGGAGCTACGGGCGCTACAGGAGCAACAGGTCCTCAAGGACCTACAGGTGCTACTGGATCTACCGGTGCCACAGGTGCCACTGGCAGCACAGGACCCACAGGACCACAAGGTGTAACAGGACCGACAGGACCGCAGGGACCAACAGGAGCCACAGGTTCTACTGGACCTACAGGTGATACAGGCGCTACGGGGCCTACAGGCCCTACAGGGCCTACTGGAGCGGCAAGCACAGTGCCAGGACCTACAGGTCCTACGGGTGCGACTGGTTCACAGGGACCAACAGGTCCAACTGGTGCGACAGGATCTGCAGGTGCAACAGGTGCTACTGGTCCGACAGGACCAAGCGGTGCAACTGGAGCCACAGGACCAACTGGTGCAACGGGTGCAACTGGAGCAAGTGCTACGGCATTGCCAGATATCTTAATGCTAGGCGGAATGTAAACTACAGCAATGAAAATTGCTATCTACACGATTTCAAAGAATGAGGAAAAGCACGTTGAACGCTGGTACAACTCCACCAAGGAAGCTGATTACCACGTCATCGCAGACACAGGATCAACAGACCGAACAGTTGAGATTGCACGAAGTCTTGGTATTACGGTTGTCCCGATCCATATTTTCCCATTTAGGTTTGATGATGCGAGAAACGCATCGCTTGCCGTAGTACCCAAGGATGCTGATTACTGCATCGCTTTGGATATGGATGAGGTGCTTACACCTGGTTGGCGCAAGCCAGTTGAGGAAGCATTTGCTAGAGGAATAGATCGTCTGCACTACAGACGTATCGAAGCCTTTAATCCAGATGGAACAGTTGCCTCAGAGTTCAATGGCTTTAAGGTGCATAGGCGAGAAGGCATACGCTGGCACTATCCAATCCACGAGGTACCGCAGTGGTACCTAGAGCGAGAAGAAGTCAAAGAGTTTGTTACAGGTTTTGAAACTCACCACTTGCAAGATAAAGAAAAGTCTCGTGGTCAATACCTGCCAATGTTAGAAATGGCAGTGAAAGAAAACCCTGATGCTAGAAATCTTTACTACTTAGGTAGAGAACAGTCTTACCACCAACAGTATGACAAGTCAGCTGAGTCGCTGAAGAAGTACTTAGAGATAAGTATCTTTCCAGAAGAGCGAGCAGCAGCTTGTCGCATCTTGTCTAAGTGTGAACCAGACAATGCTGAAGAGTGGTTTATGAAAGGCACAGAAGAGTTTGCTTGTCGTGAGTCAATCCTTGCGCTAGCAAACTATTACTACACCAAGGCTATGTGGGATGAATGTTTGTTGGTTGCTGAGAAGGCACTTGCCTTCAAGGAGAAGCCAACACAGTTTCTTGCAGAGTCTTGGGCGTGGGGACATATGGCCTATGACCTAATGGCAATTAGTTGCTGGCAGTTAGGCAAATGGAATCTGGCATACAAGTACGGTAAAGAAGCAGTAAAGATAAGTCCAAACGATGAACGACTGGTAAAGAACCTAGCGTTCTATAAGGAGAAAAATGGCAACGTTAAATGATCTGATAGGTGAGGTTAGATCTTCACTTGCAGGTTTTACCCTGCGTCAAGATCGCATCTCGTATCTGACGAGTGCTTTGACCACAACAAGCACATCTATTCCTATCGGCTCATCTAACAACTTGGCTAAGGGCATCATCGAAATCGATGACGAACTTATCTGGATTGATAACTTTACTAAAGAGAACAACACAATGAATGCCGCTCCAGGCTTTGGACGTGGCTACCAAGGTACATCTCCAGCACCACACGCTGTTAACTCACAGGTTATTCTAACTCCGTCATACCCACGCACCAATATCAAGCAGGCTATCAACGACACTATCAACTCTGTCTATCCTAAGTTGTGGGCTGTTTACTCATACACATTTACTTTTAACGCAAGCCAAGTTACATACGCTTTGCCAGATGATGTACAGAATGTTCTGTATATGTCTTGGCAGACAACAGGTTCTAGCCGTGAGTGGCTACCGCTAAAGAAGTGGCGTGCAGACCTTATGGCTAACGTTGCAACATTTAACACACAAAAGACTATTAACATCTACGAGAACGTACAGCCTGGTAGAACTATTCAGGTTTGGTATGCAGCAACACCGCAGACTATGACATCTGGAACAGATGACTTCAGTGCAGTAACAGGATTGCCTGAGTCTTGCCGAGATGTAGTTGTCTACGGCGCAGCCTATCGTCTGCTCTCATTTGTAGATCCTGGTCGTATCAACTTGACTAGCGCTGAATCTGACCTTGCCGATAGCAAGGTTCCAGGGGCAGCTGGTTCTACAAACTCCAGATACATCTATGCGCTGTATCAACAGCGCTTGCAGGATGAGTCACTCAAGTTATCCGACAAGTTTCCGATACGCGTCCATTTTACGAGATAAGGCAGCATAAACAATGACCAGAAAATTTAGTACGACTTCGGTTGCCACAACCCTTTCGGCTAGCATCAATACAACGGCTACCTCTATGACTGTAGCTGCTGGCACTGGTTCTGCCTTGATGGGTGGAGTTACCTTGGCTGCAGGCAACGTTGACTCGTTTGCTGTAGCCCTAGATGTAGATACACAAAACGAAGAGATCGTCTGGATTACCCAAGTAGCAACAGACACCTTCACAATCTCACGTGGTCAAGCAGGAACAGGTACGGCTGGTGTGTCAGGTATTGCACACACTGCAGGTGCAACTGTTAAGCACGTACTTACCGGTGATGACGCAACATTCTTTACAGCAGGGGTTGCAACTGCAAACGCTGCAATTCCAAAGGCAACAGTAACTGCTAAGGGAAACATTATCGGAGCAAGTGCGTCAGCAACACCTGCTGCACTAGCAGTAGGAACTGATGGACAGGTATTGACTGCAGATGCAGCAAGCACACTAGGCATCAAGTGGTCAACACCTGCAGATGTCAACTTAACCTTTAACGCTAAGACTGCTAACTACACGCTGATTGCAAGCGATGTCAACAAGCTGGTAACTATGAACAGCGCCTCAACAGTAACGCTGACAGTACCTAACGGTATCTTTACTACTGGTCAGCAGATTAACGTGCAGGCACTAGGCGCAGGAACTGTACAGATTCGTAACGATGGAACAACAGTTCTTACCTCAACTGGTGCTACATCTACTGCACCAAACCTACGCGCTCAGTTCAGTGCAGCAACCATTATCTGTACATCAAGTAACAACTTCACAGTGATCGGGGATCTAGCCTAATGCCAACCTATAAAGTCTTAGCCCAATCTGCACCTAGTGCTGCTACAGCGACAACGCTGTACACAGCAACTAATGCAACGATTGTGTCTACTCTTAACGTAGCCAACATCGGAGGCGCAGCCGATCTGATTCGAGTTGCAGTCCGACCAGCAGGAGCAACGCTTGCTAACCAGCACTACATCGTCTATGGCGTACAGGTCCCAACAGGTGGAGTTTTCTCTATTCAAGGTGGTATCACTCTGGCTAACACGGATGTAATTACTGTGTACTCAACAACTGGTACTTCATCATTTAGCGCATTCGGAAGTGAGGGCAACTAATGGCTATTAACATTGTAGGCGGTACAGTCCAAGCATCAGCTGCTTTGGCTATTGACCCAAAGACTTCAACTACTTATACCTTTGTTCTGGCTGATGCTAACAACGAGCTGATTACAGCAAGCAACGCATCTGCTCAGACTTACTCAATCCCAACTAATGCCTCTGTTGCATTTCCGATTGGTTGCCAAATTAACATCATCCAGATCGGTGCAGGTCAGGTAACAATCAACGCTGTTACTAGCGGCACAACAACTGTTCTATCTAACGGTGGTACACCTGCTGCTCCTAAACTGCGAGCACAATACTCGGCTGCAACCTTGGTTAAGGTAGCAACGGATACTTGGTATGTGATCGGAGACATCTCCTAATGCCAATCCTCGGTATCTACGCCTCACAAATCAGTGGCCATCTGTTTGCACCTAGCGGTGCTTATGACTCTATTGCTACTGTAACTGTTGGATCTGCTACATCAAGCATCACGTTCAGTTCTATTCCAAGTACCTACACACATTTACAAATTCGTGGAATAACTAGGTCATCTAGTGGAAATAATTATGATAATTTAATTATGGGATTTAACTCAAATACTTCAGGATATTCTTCACATTATTTGGCTGGAAATGGCGCAACTGCTGATGCCTATGCCTGGACAAGCGATAGTGCTATCAGAAGTTTTTATTCAGCAGGTGGCACAGCAGCATCAAATGTTTTTGCAGCAGTTATTATAGATATTTTAGATTATGCAAATACGTCTAAATACAAAACAACTCGCCACTTAAACGGATTTGATAATAATGGTAGCGGTACTGGAGATTATGCAAAAGGAACAGTCGAATTGAGTTCTGGTTTATGGCAAAACACATCTGCTATTTCAACCATTAACTTTCAATTAAATGGCGGTGTAAATTTTGTTACAGGAAGCCAGTTCGCACTTTTTGGCATTAAGGGGGCTTAACAATGGCTAATACATACGAGGCGCTGGCAACCCAGACTCTAGGCTCTGCCGCTGCATCTGTTACCTTCTCATCAATCCCATCTACCTATACTGATTTGGTGTTGGTGACTGGTGCTATTGGCACAGGTGATTTGCAAATCAATGGCAGAGTCAATAGCGATACAGGTACTAACTATTCAACTACTTACCTTGCTGGAAATGGAACAAGTGCTGTATCTGCTCGGCAATCTAGCGCAACATCTTTTGGTACTGATTACTATTTCTCGGTAACTACTAATGGCAATGTTACTATTTTGCAATTTATGAATTATGCAAATACCACAACTAACAAAACAATTCTTTCAAGGTCAAATGCTGCCGATAAAGGCGTGATGGCAACAGTTAGCCTTTGGCGAAATACTGCAGCCATCAATTCAATTACTCTTTTGGCAAGTGCAAATAACTTTGCAACTGGTTCAACCTTCTCACTGTATGGAGTAAAAAATGCCTAATTATATTTTGCTAGAAAAAATCACAGTAGGTGCTGCTGGTGCATCCAGCGTTACCTTCTCAGGTATCCCACAGACTGGCTATACCGATTTGGTTGTGAAGGCAAGCCTTAGAAATACTGCGGCAAGTACTTTGGTTTATTACAGTTTTAATGGCAATGCCTCTAGCAGAACTGCTCGTCTTTTATACGGAGATGGTTCGGCTGCTGGTTCAGTAACTTACGATAATACTGACCCAAGAGTGATGATTATGCCCGAAAGTGGATACACCGCTAATACTTTTTCTAACGGTGAAATGTACATTCCAAACTACACTGGAAGTGCTAATAAAAGTTGGTCATCAGATAGCGTTCAAGAAAATAATGCTACATTGGCTTATCAATTTTTAATGGCTGGTTTGTGGTCAAATACTGCAGCAATTACAAGCATTACTTTTTCAACATTTACTGGCAACTTCGCAGCCAACTCAACTTTCTACCTCTATGGCGTAGCAAAACTCGGTACAACCCCAGCAATAGTTCCATACGCAACAGGTGGCGATACCATTATGACTGATGGTACTTACTGGTACCACGCATTCCGTTCATCAGGAACATTTACCCCTGCAAAGGGATTGTCTTGTGATGTGCTTGTAGTAGCAGGAGGTGGCGGTGGTGGTTCTCGGCGTGGTGGTGGTGGCGGTGCTGGTGGATTATTAGCATTTACTTCACAAGCATTAACAAGCACTTCTTATACAATAACCATCGGAGCAGGTGGCACTGGTGGCACAGGAACTATCGGTGGTGGTGCGGCAAATAATGGTGTGCAAGGTTCTAATTCTCAGTTTGGTGCTTTAACTGCTGCCATTGGTGGCGGTGGCGCAACTGGTGATGGTGAATCAGGAAATATGAACGGTGGTTCAGGTGGCGGCAATACACAAGGCGTTGCTGGTGGAACTGCAACTACAGGGCAAGGTTTTAATGGTGGTGCTGGTAGTGGTGCTGCGCCAAATTACGGTGCAGGTGGCGGTGGCGGTTCTGGAGCAGTAGGAACTGCTGGTACAGGAACTGTTGGCGGTAATGGTGGTGCTGGTGTGAATACTTATTCAACTTGGTTAAACACAACTGGCACTGGAATTAGCGGATTTATTGCAGGCGGCGGCGGTGGTGGAACTTACGATGGTGGAACTGGTGGTATTGGTGGTTCAGGTGGTGGCGGAAATGCTGGCGCGGGCGGTGGAAATAATGCTGGTTCTGCTGGTATTGCAAACACTGGTTCAGGTGGTGGCGGTAGTTCTATTTTAGCAACAGGAACTGCTGCTGCTGGCAACGGAGGTTCAGGTCTAGTAATTGTGAGGTATGCAGTATGAGTCATTGGGCGCAGATAGACGAGAACAACATCGTCACACAGGTTCTAGTAGGACCTAACTATGGAGATGAAGGCGAAGCCTTCTTCAAAGCACTTGGCGGTACTTGGGTCAAGACAAGTTACAACGGCAACATTCGCAAGAACTTCGCTGGCATTGGATTTACTTACGATGCAACAAGAGACGCTTTTATTGCACCAAAGCCTTTTAACTCTTGGGTTTTGGATGAAGAAACTTGCCGATGGAAAGCACCGATTGAATACCCCGCTGATGGATTGATGTATGCGTGGGACGAAGAACTAACCGACTGGACAGCAACAATAATCAAGGAGATAAACTAATGTCAGAGACACTAACAAAGATCGTCGTTAACTGTGAGACTGGCGTAGTAGCCGAGATCCCATTGACAGGCGAGGAACTAGCGCAGCGTGAAGCAGATGCTCAGGCTGCAGCAGCAAAGGCACACGAAGAGGAAGTTGCAGCAACAGCTGCAGCAGAGGCTAAGGCTGCACTACTAGCCAAACTAGGAATTACAGAAGACGAAGCCAAGCTCCTACTAGCGTAAGGATACTTTAATGCCTTATGGCGACGACGTTTCAGAGGGCCTGCCCTACGTTTTATCTAACCCAGCTGGTAGTACAGCCTACACAGCAACAGGTTACGCATACGATATAGCAATAGCAGGTCTGCCGTTCTTTATTAGTCCACTGGACGATTCACCATATCGTCGCGTAACAGCGCAGTACCGTAAGCAACAGATTGACCAGAGCCGTGAGCCTGGTGAGCAGACGCTTACCGGTTGGTGGCTACGTAGCCAGTCATCATTCCACTACGGACAAGGCATCAAGTTCTTTGAGCCAATCCAGGATGAGTCGCTTCGCTTTCAGTACACCTCATCAAAGGGTGTAGATGTCTGGACTAGAGGACAAGCTACCTTACTGAAGACTTGTGCTACAACGCACACCATTACAGGTGGTATTCAAACCAATGGTCGTCCGTGGCAGTATGCACGTTCTATCAAGTGGAACTCAACTGATGGTATCTTGTTAGCAGATGAGTATGACGTAGACAAGATCTCAACAAATGGAACTGTTACTCACTTCATTGACTACAACTCAGGTACTGATTATCCAGTCTATGCAATCTGTGATGACGGAGTCTATGCCTACTGGGTAACCAACATACTTAACGCTGGAACTCCACGTCTTCGAGTCTACAAGAAGGCACTGACTGCAGATAGCACAGTATCGCCTACGCTAATGATTAGCGCAAACACTATTACTATCACTAACGCTGTAATGGAATACACCAAGGAACGTATTATCTTGGCAGTTAACGACTCTATCTATGAGTTTGCAACTAATGCCACAACACTTCCTACTGCGGTCTACACACACAAAGACCCAGACCACGTCTTTACCAGCATTACATCTAGCGGTGCTGCTATCTATGTAGCAGGCTATAGCGGTATCCAGTCAAACATCTACAAGTTCACGCTAGAGTCAACAGGTGCAATGCCTACGCTGACTCAGGCAATTACAGCAGCTGAACTACCAGTAGGTGAGACAACATTTAAGATTTCATTCTACCTAGGCTATATGTGTATCGGTACTAACCAAGGTGTACGCATTGCTCAGGTATCTGAAACTGATGGCTCTATTGCCTACGGCCCACTGATCTTTGAAACAGACCAGCCAGTCTATGACTTTGCATTCCGAGATAAGTTTATCTGGTGTGCAACAGGCGTTGACGGCCAAGCAGGTGTCACTCGTATCAACCTAGGCCAAGAGATCAGCAGTTTAATCTTTGCCTACGCTTGGGATTTGTATGACCCAGCAGATACCCTTGGTCACTACACAACAGCCTGCGCCTTTGCAGGCGACACTAGTCGACTTGTATTTTGCAACGCAGGCAATGGCTCAGATGGAACTGTCTACATTGAATCTGCAACTAACCTAATGCCAAGTGGTTACTTGCGTACAGGCTTTGTACGCTACAACACCCTTGAGGGCAAGATCTTTAAGCTGATTAACGCACGTATCAATACAGCACACGGTGCCTTTGGTATGCAGTCTGTTACAGCAGAAGGTGGAACCTACGACATCGGTACCTTTGCACAAGGTCAGACTGTTCCAGAGGTGAACGTGTCATACCCAGTGGGTGCTCAAGAGTACTTAGGATTTATCTTTACTATGTATCGTGATAGTAGCGATGCAACACAAGGACCGCTGTTTACTGGATACCAGATCAAGGCATTACCTGCTATCCCACGTCAGCGACTTATCCAATACCCAGTGATGTGTTACGACCACGAGATGGATAAGTTCAACAATGAGGTTGGCTACGAAGGCTCAGCATTTGCCCGTATGTCACAGCTTGAAGCAGTAGAAAATGTTGGTGACACAATCCGTATCGAAGACTTCAGAACAGGTGAGAACTACATCGGTCTGATTGAAGAGATGGATTTCATCAACCGTACCCCAACCGATAAGCGATTCTCCGGCTATGGCGGATTGCTCTTAGTAACTATCCGGAGCGTTTAATGCAGGCACAAGACTACGCAACAGTAGCCGTTGCAGTATGCACAATTATTGGTGGATTTACAGCAGCTATTCGCTGGCTAGTAAAGCACTACCTGAATGAACTTAAGCCTAATGGTGGCTCTAGTTTGAAGGACTCTATTACACGATTAGAAGAACGCATAGATGACCTGTACCGATTGGTTGCAGAGAAATGAGTAACGATGAAACCTGTTGCCAAGAAAGCCACGCCTGCCGCTATTGCTGTACTTCGCCAGGCCACAGCGATAGCACCATTGCGTATGAAAGCCAGCGATGGTTTGCTCCCATCCAAAGCGCATATCCATCAGAATCCCAACTCTGACCACAACACAGGATACGCAGTAGATTTAACACACGATAAACTAGGTGGCATTGATTGCTTCTTGCTATTTCAAAAGCTGCAAGCAGATCCACGTGTGAGTTATTTAATTTTCCAAGGAAAGATTTGGTCAAAGGAAAAGGGTCTTCGTGATTACACCGGACCAAACAAGCACAACAAACATCTTCACATCTCAATTAAAGAGGGATGCGGAGATGACACTTCCCCTTGGTTCCCTTGGCTGGGTAAACCAAAGGCTGTCAATAAAGTAAAGGCGAAACTAAAGCCTCTACCTAAGAAGAAGGAGAACCAATGAACGCAAAGACAAAAGCAGTACTCGCAACATACCTTCGCGCAGGAGTAGCAGCAACACTTGCTCTATACCTAGCAGGAGAAACAGATCCAAAGAAGCTCGGTGCAGCAGCACTAGCAGCAGTTGCAGGTCCAGTTCTTAAGTGGCTAGACCCAAAGGCTACAGAGTTTGGTCGCGGTTCTAAGTAACCGATAGCGCGAGGCAACACAGGAGGTCGGTCCCTTTAACGGGGACCGGCCTTCTTTTTTTATGCCATTTTGTCGACGGAGCAGGGAACTGTTAATCTCTGGATTTTATAATCCCAAACTTATAAGCACCATCCTTGTTTAACCAAGTCTTTAGTCTATGACAATTTGCACACAAAGTCTGTAAGTTATTTGGATCGTTATTCTTTTTATTACCGTCTATATGGTCAACATCTAATTGACTTATATGTACTGCAACAAATCCGCAACGCTCGCAAGCATCTTTTTTGTGTATTCGATAAGGGTAACTAAACCTTAGATTTGCTGCTTTATGCGGAGTCCCGCAACGCCATTTAGAATTAAGTTTCTTTTTCTTAGAGTCTCTTAATTTAACTCTTACTAATCCACATATAGAACAGATGCCTGTTCTTGCTTCTTCATTTATTTCAGTTAAGCTGTGCTTCATCTTTATCCACAGGACAAGGGATTTGCACAAGATTTCCACAACTGACGCAGGTTGCATCAAGGAAGTACCAGACCAGCTCGTAGTCCTCAAAGGAGCACATAACGCTGAAGACTTGTGACCCACACGGACAGACGTGGATGGGTCCTAACTGTCTTAAATCGGTCCCAAAAGGCTCAGGAATGCCATCGTAGCGGTGACGTAAGGATTGCAGGGTGAGTAGACGGAGCAGGCGGGATACTGTACCGTTGCTACTGCGACCCTTTAAGGGTCGACTGTCCTGTTTAATTCGCCTCACGGCTCATATTGTAGCGACAGCCAATAGTGTCGCAGGTGCGACACGCCGTTATGATGATAGGATGCAGCTATGACGACTATATGTGGGTTGCAAGGTATCGATTACGCTGTGCTAGTTGCAGACTCGCAGATCACAGAAGACAATCTCGTGACTCTTGCTACGAGTACACCCAAGATAGTCGAGGTAGGTAAGTTCCTCGTGGGTATCTCAGGTGATACCAGACCTGGTGACATTCTTTCCTACAACTGGAAACCACCAACCTATCGAGGTGAAGATCCCGTCCAGTTTATGGGAAAGAAAGTAATTACCAGTATCAACTCAGCTTTTAGTGACAACAACTACGACTACAACAAGGTGGATAAAGATGGCGGTTTTGATTATCTCGTTGCTTTTAACGGCAACATCTTTCGTATTGCTTGTGATCTCTCTTTTTTCCAAAGTGATGTCGGAATTTACGGCATTGGTAGTGGGGGTCAGTTTGCTCTTGGCTACCTTGCTTCAATCGTTAAACCTGATATTGAATTAGCCTACGCAAAGCGACACGCCCGTAAGGCTGTTGATATTGCTTCGGTGCTTGACGCTAATACTGGCAAGCCTTTACAGTTAGTAGTACAAGAGAGACTCTAGGAGGAGTTATGCAAAAGAAGTTAGGTAGGTTCTGGTTTTACGGTGGTCGTAATAGCGGAATCGGTTTAGGTTTCAACGTTGATAAGTACCACGTCACAGTTGATTTATTATTCTGGTATGCAGGGTTTGAGTTCAATGGAGCTTAAGACAATACCAATGACAGATGAATACGCTGCTCATTACTTTTATCAAATGGGTTGGATGGCTTGTCGTCTAGCATACAAACTAGAGGAAGAGAAAACCAATGTCAGTAACTGACCCAAAAGAATTACTACTGACTGCTCTTAAGGCAGGGGACGCTAAGCGTTCACGATCTACTCAGGTACAGATCGGACCATCAGAGGTAGGTGGCTGTCGTCGTAAGGTGTGGTACAGACTTAACGACCAACCAGAAACTAATGACAACGAATTAAAGTTAGCTGCGATTATGGGTACTGCTATCCACGCAGAAATTGAAAAGGCGTTAGCAGATAACAAAGATGTTTTAATTGAAACAGAAGTTGAATACAACGGTATGAAAGCACACGTTGACTGCTTTGTACCTGGTACTGGGGACGTGATTGACTGGAAGACAAGTAAGGTCCGGAACCTTTCTTACTTTCCATCATTGCAACAGCGGTGGCAGGTACAGCTTTATGGCTACCTCCTAGCAAATAACGGCTATGCGGTCAACCGAGTGTCACTGGTAGCAATAGCCAGGGACGGGGACGAACGCGATGTCAAGGTTCACACCGAAGACTACGATGAGTCCATTGCACTAGAGGCACTCGGTTGGCTAGCGGCTGTTAAGGAAGCAAAGGAAGCACCAGCTCCTGAGAAGGATGCAAGTTACTGTCGGCATTACTGCAAGTTCTATGACGCAAGTGGGCAGATGGGATGCGTTGGTCTAAAAAAAGAACTTACGTTAGTCAGTGATGTAATCATTGATGACGTTGATGTTGACAAGAATGCATTGCTGTACTTACAGTTAGCAGCACAGATTAAAGATCTTGAGAAGCAACAAGACTCACTCAAGGCCAGCTTTGAAGGACTGCTCGGTGTTACACCTAGCGGTATCGAAGTAAGTTGGACAACTGTTAAAGGTCGAGAGACAGTTGACAGTAGCGAGGTAGAAAAACTACTTGGGTTTGTACCCAAGAAGGTAGGCGCTGAAAGCCAGCGACTATCAATTAAGCAAAGTGGAGGCAAGTAATATGGCTACAGAAGGTACAAAGTTCCAGATCAATTACAAGTTAAATGATGGAACACTTATCAATCTTTATGCAGGATCAGTAACAGAATTAGAAGCAGGTCTTGCAGACCTTGCTATGAATGCAATGAACATCCGTGCAACAGGACTTGAACTATCAGGTGGATCAGCACCAGTTGCAGCAGCACCAACAGTTGCAGCAGTAGCTCAGCAATTTAATGCAACACCAGTTGCACAGACACCAGCTGCACCGCTTGCAGGTCACACCTGCCGTCACGGTGTGATGGCACTGCGTGAAGGAACATCAGCGCGAGGACCTTGGAAGGGCTATATGTGTGCTGCACCAAAGGGTGCAACAGACAAGTGCGATACCATCTGGGTTCGATAAATGCTACGGCGACCAGATGAATTTGAGTCGCCAAGTTGTGCAACAGTAGGTGGAGATTATTGGTTTCCTGAACTAGAGTCAGGTGGCATTACTCAAGCAGAGGCAAGAGTAGCTAAGTCTATTTGCCATTCCTGTCCACACAAAGTTGAATGCGCTGAGTGGGGTATCTATAAAGAACGCTTCGGAATTTGGGGCGGTCTAACTGATATGGATAGACGACACATCAGGCGCTCAAGAGGTATCAGGATTAATGAGGAGGAGCAGAGTGCTTAATCTATCCCGTGCGTGGGGCGGTGTGCTTACCAAAGCAACACCACTGCCCGACGTATGGACGGGCTTGGCAGCCAAACAGATTAAGTTCAGGCGTGGGCAAGTATGTATGGTTGCAGCAGCACCTAATGCTGGTAAGTCAATGTTCGCATTGATCTATGCAATCAAAGCAAAGGTGCCTACCTTATTCTTCTCAGCCGATACTGACACTACTACTGTGATGATGCGAGCAGCTTCGCATACATCAGGCCACTCACAGATAACTGTTGAGGCTAACTTGGCTAGCGATAGCCACTACTACGACCATCACTTTCAAAAGATCGACCACATCAAGTGGGTCTTTGATTCATCACCTTCAATAGATGACCTTGAGTTAGAGATCAGGGCTTACGTAGAACTCTACGGCGAGGCACCTGAACTCATCATCATCGATAACCTAATGAACGTGGCAGCAGAGACAGACAATGAATGGTCAGGGCTGCGTGCAATTATGATGGAGTTGCACGATATGGCACGTAAGACTGAAGCCTGCGTAATGGTATTGCACCACGTCTCTGAGCAGTCAGAGTATGGATCCCCAAGCAAGCCACCTGCCAGACGTGCTATCCACGGAAAGGTCAGTCAGTTACCTGCACTGATACTTACACTGGGCTACGATCCCAACCAAGCAACACTGGCAGTTGCTGCTGTGAAGAATCGTTTTGGTCCACACACAGCAGATGCCTCCGATTATGCACAACTGCTAGTAAACTATGCAGCGTGTCAGATCGGTGACCAAGATGAATATGGCTGGATGTATCGCAAGGATGCACTGGCTGGATACCAGGGAGGGTACAACGTTGGCTAATACAGAGATGCAGTATGTAAAGAACCGCATTCAGAAATTGGAGAAGGACTTTGCAGCCTTTGCATCCCTCCTTATCCAAGCAGGTATCGTCGAGGTCAAAGAAGAAGATGGCGTGCAAGTCTATGCAGTCAACAAGGTTGCACTAGATGGCAAATAAGAACGGACGCAAGGGTTCTCAGTTCGAGACAGATGTTATGAAGTGGCTCCGCAATGCTGGAGTTATGGCAGAACGTTTGACAAAAGCTGGGGCAAAGGATGAGGGAGATATGGTTGTTATCATATCTGGAGAAACCTACATCCTTGAATTAAAGAACAGGCAGACGCTATCTCTGCCGGAGTTCTGGAGAGAAGCGCAAGTTGAGGCGCTTAACTACGCAAAGGCTAGAGGTCTTGGGGAAGTGCCTCTTTCCTACGTTGTAGTTAAGCGTCGCAACGCTTCAATAGATCAGGCTTGGGTTATCCAAGACTTAACACAATGGCTGAAGGAGAAGCAATGAGTAGATGGGGATATACACCGATTGAAAACATTGCCTTTACATTACAAAACATAGCAAAAATACTAGAGAGAATAGAGAATAAAATGCCAGTACCAGGTGGAGAAATCACAACAACAGAACTATGGCAACAGCCAACACCAGAAGTTGTCGAAGAGTTTGACGAGGATCAAGCAGCATACGATGCAGCAATGGCTGATGCAATTGAAGAGGCTAAGGACAAGGTTAATGATCTGCCAAAATTGTCATAAAGCTGGAGAAGAGAACAAGGCAAGCCACTTCAAGCGTGCTGCTGCGTGGCACTATAAGTGCGATGATAAGGGGTGCGTATGTCAACACAAGACTGGTCCAGGTCACACAAGAGTAACCGCATCCAAGCAAACACAATTCCAATAGAACCAATCGTAAGTTTCTTCGGCGGTGAAACAAGAGGTGGCACCGGTGAGATAAGAGTCAAGTGCTTGATGCACAATGACTCACACAGATCTGCCTCAATGAACGTAGATACCAACCTTTACTACTGTCAGACCTGTGGTAAAGGTGGCAATGCAGTCAACATAGTCTGCATCCTAGAGAACTTGGAGTTTATAGATGGCCTCAAACGTGCAGTCGAAATTGCTTCTGGAAGCGGCGCAGCGATACGCACAGGCAATAAGTCCAGAGGTGCTAGACGTGCTAGCCGCACGTGGGATATCTGAATTAGTTGCAGCTAAGTTTCAACTAGGTACAGTTACCCAGCCACACAATGGTCACGAGATGCACGTTGGTTGGCTGTCTATTCCATACATCACTGCCAGTGGTAGTTGTGTGGGCTTTAAGTTTCGACGCATAGATGATGGCAAGCCTAAGTACGGTAGCCCAACAGGGCAGAAAGCACACCTGTATAACGTATGCGACATCACCATTGACTCACCACACATCGTGGTCTGCGAAGGTGAGTTAGATGCAGTAGTAACTAGCGGTGTACTTGGCATCCCAGCAGTGGGTGTGCCAGGGGTAGCTGCTTGGAAGCCACACTTTCCCAAACTATTTAATGGTTATGAAACTATCTATGTTGTTGGTGATAATGACATCAAAGAGGATGGGTCTAACCCTGGAGCTGAGTTTGCTAAGCGTGTTGCTAACGAGGTAATGAACTCAGTTATTGTTACACTACCACCAGGTATGGACATCAACGACTACTACCTAGCACACGGGGCAGATGCCACACGTGCTTTGCTAGTAGGTGAGCAGATTGGATAAGGCTGAATGGTCACAGATGGTACAGATTTTGCAGCATATGGGCTTTCAGATCCTAGAGATCAATATGGAAACCGAGACTTTGTTAGTGCGTCCGACCCCAGCAAGGTAGACGAGGCGTTCATTGCAGATGTCTGGCGTATTATGGATCAGGCTGGCAACTTACTGGTGCGTAAGCATCACGACTACGGCCCAAAGAACATTGCTCACTCACCAGGTGGACCACTTAATGGTTTGCGTGTACGTATGTGGGACAAGATAGCTCGCATCAATAACTTACTTGATAGCGGTGTGCAACCCAGCAACGAGTCATTGCGTGACTCCTTCTTAGACTTACTGAACTACTCAGCTATCGCAATGATGGTGCTAGATGGTGTGTGGCCAGAAGTAAATGACTGAACTACATCCAGTCGTCTATGACTTGGTACCTTCGGTAGCTGGAACTATCTACCGCAGGTACAAGAACTACGTCGAACGTGATGACATCAAGCAAGAGTGTATGGCTTGGGCTATGACACGCAACGCTTACATCACTGAGCAGTTGAATGAACCCAATGAAGAGCGACGCAGGCACAACGAGCAGCGCATTGCATACCAGATGCGACGTGTAGCAGAGCGCTATGCACGCAAGGAGAAGGCTTCTAAGTCTGGCTATCAGACTACAGATGAGGCTTACTACGAGTCAGCTGGTATCGGACAGTTACTACCCTTTGTTATTGCATCAGTCATTGATGGCACAGTATTAGAACAGGTACAACAAATGGTGCAGGACGGACAACCGAAGGGTAAGTCCAGTCCAGCAGAAGGTGGCAACCTACTAGCAACTCTTATCGACATCAAGCGTGGGTACCTGTCACTAGATGAGGACGAGCAGAAGTTACTACGCCTTCGCCACCACGAGAGCGCTACCCTGCAACAGATTGCAGCGGTGATGGAGTGTGCAGTATCAACAGCAGATCGCAGATGCAACAACGCTATGCGTAAGTTGATTGAACAGCTCGGAGGGCAGAGTCCGTGGCAATGAAAGAACAAGACCTGTTCGACTACTTAAAGTCTAGTTTGTATCCAGATTTAGAGAAGGCACCTGGCATCTATGATGCCTTTGACTGCATCAGTACTACCGCCGGTCACTACATAGAATTGAAGTGTCGTTATACTCACTACGATACCTTGCTGATTGAAGAGATGAAGTATCGCAAGTTGATAACGCAGGCTGCTGAGCGAGATCTTATCCCGTTCTACATCAACTCGACACCGAAGGGTGTCTTTTCTTTTGACCTGATGGATGTACCTGAACCTGAATGGTTTACTCATAAGATGCCAGCGACTACTGAGTTCTCACGCAACAATAAGATTGATAAATTAGTAGGCTACTTACCGATTGATGAGGCGGTGCAGTTATGATCTATGACTACAAGTGTCCACAGTGTGCAGCAGTACTGTCTGTTGAGCGCAGTATCCACGAGACACCCAAGCCACCTGCTTGCGTGCCGTGTCACGTTACTATGACTCGTATCTATGAAGCACCAAGCGTGCAGTTTAAGGGAGCAGGGTTCTACTCCAATGGCGGATAAGTTTCCAGACTGGTTTAGCATCACAGCTAAGCCTAACTTTGAGCAGTTCCTAATTCCGTTAGCGGGTGTGGATAATTTGACCTTCCTGCAACTGGGTGCATACACCGGTGATGCCAGCCTATGGATGTTAGACAACGTACTGACCGGTCATAACTCCATACTGATTGACGTTGATACTTGGCAAGGTAGCGATGAAGAGGTGCATCATTCAATGGACTTCTCAGAAGTTGAGTCAGTCTATGATGCCAAGATCAAGGGCAGGGCATCTAAGAATAAGATGACCACAGTTGATTACCTGCTACGCAATAGCTTCGAGTATGACTTTGTCTATGTAGATGCAGACCACACCGCTGCCTCTGCCTTAATAGATGCTGAACTAGCGTGGCAGTATCTAAAGCCTAACGGCATCCTTGCCTTTGATGATTACACCTGGGGTTCTCACCTACCTGCACACCTTGCACCTAAGCTGGGTGTTAATCTGTTTATCCACCGCTATCAAGGTAAGTTTGAAAACCTTATAGTTAATGGACAAGTGTGGTTGCGTAAGCTATGACAGAAGGGTTCTACAAAACTGATACTTTCAAAACCTCCAACGATGATACGTGGACTACACCACGTGCTTTCTTCGAGCGATACAACAACACGTTTAATTTTTCTTTGGACGCAGCAGCATTGCAATCATCCACTCTCGTACCCGACAACTGGTACGGACCCGACCATCCTGAGTCAACGCGTAGAGATGCGTTTCGTAATGACTGGGCTAGCGATAGTAACGGTGGGGCAGTGTGGCTCAACCCACCCTACGGACGCACGATCAAAGATTGGGTTGCTAAAGCAGAAGCTGAAAGCAAGAAGGGATGCACGGTGGTACTGCTGGTTCCCTCCCGAACTGACACTTCCTGGTGGCACGAGCATTGCATTACGCATCAAATCGAATTCATTAGAGGTCGCCTCAAGTTTGGGGACCAGCGTAATTCAGCTCCCTTCCCGTCGGCAGTTGTAATTATGAAACCCATTTGATACTCTTATGCTACGAGGCAGGCAACCGCCTGTTGAGTGCTAGCAAGAAGCCCCCGCCAGTTACGGCGAGGGCTTTTTGTTTTGCTAGGAAAGGGTTAAAAACCTAGCAATCCTTAGTACCAACCGACTCGATCTGAGTGTCGTTTAGCGCTACAGAAACTGCCTCGATAGCGGTGTTCAACGTATCGTATAGCGTGAAGGATTTGTAATTCAGGCTCTCCACTACGCTCTCTAAGGAGCTGAGCAATTCCGAAAGCTGAGCTAGTTGGTTTACCCGCAGAGTTTCTTGGGCGAGCAAGGTGGTCGAACCTGGACTCACGGGTCCATAGTATGACCGCACACTCTCTCTGATGTGCGTTGTAACCGAGTGCTTTGAGGTAACTAATTGCAAGTGCTTTGTTTTCACGCTTCTCCTCCATTGTTGCCTTCGTCCGCTCCCGCATCTCCGGGATCTGCAATGGCAGGTGTGTTGTTCGCTCTGGTATGAATACCCACAGTAAGCCTACTATTACTGCTAATAACCCAAGTCTTGCCCTCTTGCTCATCAAAACTCCTTTGTTCATCAAGCAACTGCTTGTATGTGTCTGGATACAGGTGAGCTAGGCGAACGAGTGCCTTGTCTCTTGCTCTCCGGTAATTGCGGTAATGAATTGCTTGCTTGCCACTAACCTCTTTACTCTCCATTGATCTTGTCCTCCCACACTATAAGAGCGTATGCTACCAGCATCACCACGAGCAGACCTAATACGTAGCTCATAAGCTCGCTGCCCTTACTATCTCGGTGATGTCTAAGGTCTGACCTACAAGGTGAGCATCCTCTTCGTCGCTATCCCACGCTGATACTAGGATACGACTACCGCTAGGGGAATTGACTAGCCATTGGATAGCCTGCTCAGCGTTAGCCCCGCCCCACGTGTTATCGCCATCCTTCTCTACTACCTCATAGAATAGGATCAGCTCGCTCTTAGGCGGGTGTATGGTATAGATGTTACTGTCCGGATAGTGCGCTTTAGTAATAAACTCTTTACTCATTGTCGTACCACCCATACCCACAGCCATAGCGGTTAGCGCATTGATCTAAACCTGATACTTTGTCGTAACTTAGTACTCCAGCGTTACAATCTGGACATAATTTACTCACTCTCGTCCTCACTCTCTAACCCGAATAGGCGTGACATAGCTGAGTTAGCACGCTGTAAATTCTTAATAGCCCGTGCTATGTCCTGCGCCTGTAGATCCTTCTCTGCTTGATTGATACATAGATCAAACTTAGCCTTTAGATACTCTTCATTCATTACTCTCTCCCTCGCTAGTGGGTAGTACTCTGCCCTTGAATTCGCTACTAATTGCCTTGACATCATCCTCACCTGTAAAGATGTAGTCCCAATCCCATTTACGGGGATCTCCGTCATAGGTATCTATCTCTAGTGTTACTAGCCACTTATCTTTCATATGTCTGCCCTCGCCATCAACCACTCATCAGCTAAGTGTAAGGTAATAGCCTTACCCGCCTCTCCCATAGCTGCCATTAAAGTACCGGCTACGCCAGCTCCCTCAATTATGCAGTTACCGCTAGTGTCTAGTAGGTCTACTATCCACGCTCTCTCGCTCTCGCTCTCCATATCCTCATACTCTCGGATACTTATGCGATAGATACTCTCGCTCAATTCGATCATTACGCTACCTCTCCCTTATAATTGTCCACTTTATGTATTAGATCTATAACATAGTTACGAGTAGCAACATCACCCTCTTTATCTAAGATGTCTTGATACTCCTCTAATGCAAAAATAATTGTGCCGTACTCTTTATCGGTTAGTTTCATTTACTTTCCCTCGCTCTCATCTAGTAGCTGCTTTACTTGGTCGCAGATCTCCTCAGACCCGCAGACTTGCCAAAATTCTGCCTTTTCTGCTCGTCTAATAGCTTGCGACCATAGGTCATCACTTATGGTGACTCCCTCGTCACTATCAAAAGAGGTTTCCGCGTACTCTTTATCCCAATAAGCAACCAACAATTCATCATCAGGCTTGTAACTCTTTAGCTGCTCTAATAACTCGCTTACTTTCACTTTACTTTCTCCCTTATTAGTTGTGAGGCGATCTACCTCTCGCCCTCTCCCGCCACCACCGGCGGGAAAGGGTAACAAGCATACCGATTTATTGCGTACTCTACCCTATTGATTAGCTAACTCTCTCACCTGTTCGCGCCATAGCTTGACCGCTTGCTTTTTAGTGTAGCCGTAATACACGCGGGTCAAAAAGTAATGGTCACTTTCTCCCTCTAACACGCCACAAATACGCCACGCGCCGGAGTGTCCGATCTTTTCAATGGTCATTTACGCCACCGCCTCTACATAGTAACCGAATTGTGCATAGTGTTTAATCAATCGCTTAGCAGCTGCGGGAGTTAGTTCGCACTCTCCCACTACCTCGCGTGTTTCAATGTTAATCAAGCGCGTAAATGCTTTTTTATTACTCATAATCTAACCCTTCGCACTCTAAACAAGCACCCTCGCGCTCTACGATCACACCCTCAACCTCTAAACTATCCGCGCAAGGTAAGCAAAACTCTTGCCCGATACTATCTACTTTCAACATAGCTTTAACCCTTGTTTCTCCGGTCTAGTTACCGGCTACCACCCACGGGCTTACCCGTGGGCGATAGTCACCTACCTAGATCTCTACGCACTCCGACATTGAGCCGATACACCACCCAACGAAATCGGCTTTAGGCGAGCCGATACCTACCCACCACCACGAGCCGGATACCCACACAATAAGAGCAAGCCCCGCAGCTATCGCCACGGCTCGCAGCCTTTTACCTCTTTTAGTAATCATTAACGCCCCGCCCGATCTAGTTGGCAGCCGTGACAATCGCAGATTTGAGCAGCTATTGAGCAATTCCAACGCGCAGACTTTCGCGCCTTGCTTAGACTTTCATAGCTTGTAATGGGTGAGCCGTCGCTATCCTTAGCCCACTCACGAGCAAGCTCGCCATAAGGGCATAAGGTTACGATCTCATAATAGCGGGGATCGTCGTCGCGCTTGTTGCTCACGATCACCATAAGAGAGGCAACGCCGGAAGGGCTTATGCCTACCGGCTTAAAGTCTGCGATCCGTGACTTAAAAAAGCGCATAGTCTCGGGGGTAAAAAAGTATCCTTGCGCCTTGCTTGCTATCTGGCTTTCGTGCCATACCTCGCCGGGGCGGGTTGGGTAATTCCGGCAGCCGTTGCAGCT